TCCGCTTGTATTGTCTTTAATTAAAAACTCTCTTTGCTTATCCTCAGGCAAGTCCGTAATAATAACTGGTATCTCTGTGATACCTGCTTCTTTGCAAGCCCTAAATCGCATATTACCACCTAAGATTATCATATCCTTATTGACCACGATTGGTCGAATAGATAGCATCTCAGGGAAGTCTTTAATTGATTGAACTAGCTTTTTAAATTTGTCATCCTTTATTAATCTTGGATTGTTAGGATTTAATTTAACCTCACTTATTTTTCTTATCTCCATTTTAAAATTCGTTGTATACTCTACGCAACTGCCCAATCATATCTCTCCAACACGAAGGGCAAGATGATTCTTGAAACGGTGTATTAAATACCGCTAAATAAATGCGTTGCAATTCTCTTTGTGTTTTTAAAAACAACTGATTCTGATTGCTTGCAAAAAACTCCTTTAAATAATTGTAGTCCTCTTCGCTCAAGCAATTCGGCTTCTTGTAAGGGAATAAAGCGTTTAGCTTTTCTTTACGTTCATCGCATCCGCAATCCCAGTCTAATGCTTTTGATAGAGCTTCGACACCTGCCTTGATACCAGTTGCCTCAGTTATCTTTTCGATTGTATCGCCTAGCCCTTTTGATTTTCTTTTTGCCATTGTTTTAATTTTAGTTTGCAACGCTGAATCGTTTGAAAGATATTCATTAGCGGAATGCCTGATTCCTTTGCCATCTTTCGCATCGAAACATTGTTAGTTATATAAATCAAATACATCTTTTTATCGTACCAATCCCAAGTATTAATAAAATCCATATACGGTTTCACAAATTCACTAACCTCTTCTTGGTAATTATCCTCTTTTAAGGAATATTCTATCTCTTGCGTTATCTCTATTTTATCTACTTTCTTGCGATGTAAATCCATTGTCAAGCTTCGAAGCGTAAAATAAAAATAGGCTTCGTTTATTTCTTTGCCGTGAACTCTAATGTAAGCCTCTTGCACTATATCCTCTGCATAATTCTTTTCCCCGAATCCTTCTACTATTTTAATCCAATGCTTGTGTCGGGAATAAATCTTATGCATCCAAGTTGTAAAGCTCCTTTTTAACTGCTTGATAGAAATTTAGTAAATTATCCTCACTTCCATCCAGATGCCCGATAAATAATTCTATCGAATACAAGGCGCACGAAATGGCTCTCTCTTTACTTCCACAAAAGTAAAGGTAATTATTTACTAAACTATTTGCTTGCTCTCTTGCATTCATTGGTTTTTTCGTATTTTTTTTGCCTTCTGCGACACTTTATAAACTAGATAGAAGATAACTATCAACTCAAATAAAACGAAGCCTACAATCGCAGTAATTAATCCATCCATTTTCCGTGCTTAAATAAGTGCCACGTTCTGTGCTTTAAGACTTTGATAATTAATTTGAATAAAGTGTCAGCTTCGTAGCTTCCTACTCCCTTGATTATTAGTTTCATCCTTCGAATTTAGTTAGTTCAAATTTCAAATACTGCATTGCCTTTTCTAAGTCCTCTTTCTTATCGCCTTTCTTGCCAGCTCTTAAAACGTATTTAATGACGTTCCCGAGTTCAAAGTTAAGCTCGTAGTCGTTGATAATATCTATCACTTCAAATCTATTGCCCTGATAATGAGCAGGTCGTATTGCGTTCATAATGCCAAAGTTTAAATAATTTTTTTATTAATTACAAATTAATCTGTACAAAATCCTGCTTGACAACCTGATCCAGTTCCGAAATGAAAATCCATTTGTAAGCCTATTTCTTTAAATTGAAAATATGTGCCTTCCTTTTTCCACTTGGCATTCTTTTCTTGCTCTGCAAACCATTGCATTTTCTCAGGCTCTAAATCCCAGTTTTTGCGCAGTTGTTGCATCGGCTTATGAAAGCATCCTACGCAATTAGAGTCAGCTGGAAAAATTAACGGAGTTGAGTCTGCCCATTTCTTTACATCGTAATGGGTAATTCTATTATCTATTAAAGGAAAATAACCTTCTCGCCATTCTATCTCTTCCCATTTGTTTCGGCCATTAGCTGATTGACCTACGATTCCCTTGAAGCTTGTAGATAAACGTTCGGCTCTTTCCATCTCATCAAATCTAAAGCCGATACCCATCTTTACTTTCTCGTTTATGTTTTTAAACCACCAATCCCAAATAGGTCGCATCTTCATTTCGGTAGTGCAGAATCTCCATTGCTGATTTGGCAATCCTTTGCCTCCAGTTGCTTTGCGATTAACTTGCTCAAACGTTCTACCAGTTACCCAGATAATCTCTTGTCCTATCAATTGCTCTAAGTCAATGACAGCTTTTAGCGTGATGTCTGATTCAGCCGTAGCTATAAACTCCTGCCCTATCTTATCGGAAACAAACTGAACAAGCTTCGCATCTTTAGGAGTGCATCTTCTATCCTCAATTTTAACCAATGAAAAGATATTATAGTCAGCAGGAAAGTGTTTAGCAAGATAGCTAGATGTTTTGCCTCCGCTTAGTGAGTTGATTGTTTTCATTAGTTAAAATCTATATTAAGGCCATAATTTTTCATCAGTATATTCAGCTGAGTGTTTAACCCTTCGGCTCTGCCTTTGTCCATTATCTCCATTTCCATACCTATTTTAAAAAACTCAATCATTAATTTGCCTGAGTTAAAGTATTGATCGCTAACCTCTGGGCTAGGATTGCCTTGATACAATCGTTGCTCAAGTTTTAAAAGGTCTTGAAGCAATCCGTTGGATTTACTTTTAAGTGCTTGCTGGTTAAATACGCTTGGCCTAAAATCGTTTTCGATATGGTCAATTAAAGCGTTTAGCAATGCGATGTAAATTACAATCGTTTCTCTTTCAGTTAATTTCATCTAATTGTATGTCTAGAAATTTACAAATCTTTAAAGCTACATCTAATCTAGGCGAGGTTTTGCCGTAGATGTATGCGCTTATTGTTGCCTGCGCTACATCACAATTTTCCGAAACATCGTATTGCGTGTAATTCTTTTTTGCCATTCTGGTAGCCATTAGCCTCCCAAATCTTTGATTAAAGTTTTCCATTTTATATTTGGTTTAGTTTATATTTTTGAAGTAATGAGATACACTCATCTACTGAACGCACAACTGCGTAGTAATAACCGTGAGCAATAGCCTGCTTTTCAAACTCTCTTTGAAATTCTGACTTAACTCCTTTCTTTGTTTTGACCTCTACAAAGATTCCGTTCCAGTTATCGTTTGAAATCATCCAAAACATATCGGCAACTCCACGCTTAACACCTTCCATTTTTAGCTTTACTGCTACTAGCAGATTGCGCTGGCCTCCGTTTGGTATTGCAAAGAATGGAAACGTTTGTGTTAAGTCTAAGTATTTACAAATCTGTACTTGTAGCTTGTGCTCTTCTTGGTTTCTCATTATTCGCAGGGTTTTATTTTACCGTTCTCATCTAAATAAGCTTTAAAATCTGCTAAGTTTTCTATGAACTCACGATAGCATTGCGCTTTGCAGGCAATTATTAGCTCGTGCAACTCGGTGTATTTAGGTTTTAAAGTATTATAAATACGTTCTTTATCATCTAAATGTGCTTCATAAATACCAAACTGAACGATATAATCGTATAAAACGTGGAGGCCACCTGCAATCCAGTTCATTTTAATAGACTTTTCTTGGCATCGCATCATCTCCTGAGCGTACATATTAGCCGAATTAATCGCTGCCATCTTTAAATCTGCATCGCTTGGCTTTGGTTTTGCTGGCTCAACTACCTTTGCATTGGCTACCTTGCGCATTACTTCATTCTTTTGCTCGGTAAACTTGCGCACCCATTGCACAAAATTGCTAGGCGAAAAGAAAATTACATCGTTACCTGCGGAATTGTACTCTCCGTTTAAACCTCGTTTTAAGGCGATATTTATCTCGTCGATAGATAAGTGTCCAAAGGACTTAATATCTTCCATTAAAACCAAGACTAGAGCCTTGTGCTCCTCATCTGGTAATGGTTTAGATCCTAGCTTTATCTTTGCTAAAGATATTGAACGCATTGCAAGATTCATTAAGTCGGAATCTGTTAGGTTTGATACCTTTAAAGTTGTCTGTGATTCTACAACTTCTTTCTCGTGTCTGGATAAACCAGTTATTGCGCTACTTGTATGGATTAACGAAAGTTCCATTTTCTATTTCTTGGGTTAGTTGGTCGTGAACATTTTTCAAACTTAACATATTTTGCTGAAGTTTACCTAATTGTTGTTTAGGTTGATTGGTTTTAAAAGTATTTGATTTTGATATCCAAGTTGTAATTCTTTTTTTAATATCAAAAAACTTTTGAGCCATCCATCTTTCTTTTCCTTTTTCATCTGTTTCAGTCCAGTAATTATAGAATTTAATTACCTCTTCATTATTAGCAAAAAGAGGAATGTGAGGCGAAAGCATTTCGCTAAACTCTACTTTACTTTTATTTACTTTACTTTCCTTTTCTTTACTTTCCTTTACTTTACTTTGTTGAACGGTCGTTGAACGGTCGTTGAACGGTTGTTCTACGGTCGTTGAATGTTCGCTTAATTTGCGTTTAGCGGCACTTTTTAAACCAGCTTCTCGCCTTTGTTCTTTCATTTTATAGTAAGGCTCAAGGTATAAAAGCATCTTTGGACTAAAAAACTTCTGCTCTTCATCTATTTCAAATAGCTGGTAGTTGCAGATAGTTACCCTAACCTTTTGCTCTGAAACATTAAACTCTTCTGCTAGTAAATCTATGTCATCTAATGGATAGCGTAAATCGTGCTGATCTCTAAGCGTTTCCAATAGCATAAAATAAATGCCATAACCTTCTACACCTAGCTCTTTTCGCAAGCGTTTAATCTTTCGATCGTGCCTAGCATTGCAAAAATGGGGGAAATAAAATCCTTCTTTTTCCATATAGTTAAATAAAAAAGCCAGTCTGTGTGAGAGAACAGAGCTGGCTTAGTTGGTTTTTAAACCCTTAAATACCGAAAGGCTCTCACCCCTTTCGCTATTTATACCCAAATATAAAAATAATTATCTCATTTTGCACACTCGTTTTTCAAAGATTCCTGCGAAGTGTGGAAAGTCTTGTTCAAATTTACGAGCATAATCTGCCGTAAAGTTATTATTAATTTTGAACATATCAATCCTATCTATCTTTGATTGATATCTAATGCGTTCAAATATAGCTTTAGATCCTATTCTAGTTTCTCCTGCATTGATAAGCTCCATTGCGTAATGAACAAACTCTTTATATATTCTAGGATTTCTCTCTTGGTACTGCTCGAATGTTTCTCTCATCTGGCTTAACAAGTTTAAGTTTGATATAATTTTCTCTTAGCATTTTGGCGATGTGCGCTTGCCATTCGTTGTAAGTTATCTTATTCATTGTTCTTGATTAAATTTATCTGCCTTTGCCTCATAATTATTTGTGCGCATATAGGCTAATTCCATTCTAACTTCTTGCCAATAGGCCGAATCTAATTCGCCTTCTGT